TCATCCTGCCGTGGATCGAGTTCAACGTCCTCCGTGACGCTGAGCGTATCGTGAACGCAGACTACAGCACCTTCCAGGGTGAGACTGTTTCTGGCTTCACTCTCAAGAAGTTCAACGTCCCGGTCATTCCGTCTAACCGCTTCCCGCGTGTTGCTCCGAATGGCACTGACGTTATCTCTCGTACCAGCCAGCTCAGCAACAGCACCAACGGCCAGCGTTACACTGCGTCTCTAGACCAGGCCAAAGCTAAGGCTGTGGTGTTCAAGCCGGAAGCACTGCTCACCGGCAAGACCATCGACATGACTGGCGACATTTTCTGGGATCGTCGCAGCAAGTCTTGGTTCGTTGATACCTACCAGGCAGAGGGTGCAATCCCGTCCGCTTGGGATGCCGTGTCTGTCGTTGATGTTGTCGGCAATACCGAGAACACTGACGTTACCGCACGCGCCAACCGCAAGGTTGTCAAAACCAAGTCTGTGGTCTAATCACAGCAATCTAAAGCCTCGTCCCTTATGGGGCGGGGCTATTTTGTTTAGGAGGTTTACAATGGAAATGCTCAACACTGAGCTAGATGCAATCAACCTCTGCTTGTCAGGTATTGGTCGAGAGCCTGTTGCTACAGTAGATACAGCAGACCTCGACTCTGCTATGGCCAAGGCTATCTTGGATCAGGTAAGCCTTGATGTTCAGCTCAATGGAGGTCAAGGTTGGTGGTTCAACCGAGAGAAGAATTGGAAGCTGAGTCCTGACAACCAGGGTTATATCAACCTACCGAATAACACTCTGAGCATCCTTGAGGCGCGAGCTACCTTCTACGATCAAGGCAATCGCCTGACTGTTCGAGGGAGTCGTGTGTATGATACAGATGACCATACCTTTAACATGACGAACAACGTCGATAAGGATGGGCGAATCACCTTCACACTTCTTCTCTTGCTTAACTATGAAGAGATGCCTTCATCCGCTCGTTCGGCTATTGCCTGGACAGCTCGTCGCATCTTCTCCGATGATGTAGTGAGCGACCCTAATCAACACCAGATCAATCTCAGGAATGAGCAGCGTTCCTTTGCCAACTTGGAGAAGGAGCATCGTCGGTCGTCTCGCTCTAACTACCTGAAGGACAATGATCGTGTGAGGTTCCAGCTAGGGAGCATCGGAGGTTATAACAACCTGTATCACTAGGAGGACTAGATGACTCTCACAACAAGCGCATGGGATAGGCCGATTCAAGGCGTGTCCCAGCAACCTCCCAAGGTTAGGCTGGGTGGTCAATGCACAACCCAGGAGAATGCGGTAAGCTCTGTGGTCAACGGATTGGTTAAGCGACCTGGCACAAAGCGTGTAGCAACAATGCTGGATGCTCTGGCTGATGATAGGATTCGTTGGCACTACTACAACCGTGGTACTTCAGAGAGATACTTTATCGCAATCCAGCCTGATAATCCTGTCCCCTTGGTTTGGGACATTGAGGGCAACCAGCTAACTGTAGAGAATGAACTAGTAGATGATCTCTATACTACAGCCAACGATCCCTCAACTACGTTCAGCATGACAACGATCAGTGACTTTACCTTCATCGCTAATAACAGCATCCCTCCTATTGCATCCTCATCACAGACTCCGGCACTTACCAATAGAGCGATCATCAATGTTCAGTTCGCAGATTACGGAAGGAGTTATATCGTAGTCTTGGATGGGCAGCAGGTTGTCAATTACACAACACCTGATGGTTCTAGCTCGGGTCATATTGACTACGTTGGTACTAACGATGTTGCACGGTATCTATTGGGAGGGACAACAGATGAAAACCCTACATCTGGTAGTCTCACGGGTATTGGTGTAAAGCACGTAGCTGGGTTCGATGCTTACCAAGTAGGCAACGTTATCATTGTTGCTAGAGCTGATGGAGCAGACTTCACAATCCAAACATTCGATGACGCAGATGGCCGTGATTTGTTCACAATAAAGAATGGCGTAAAGTCTGTGGCAGACCTTCCTTTGTATGCACCTGATGGTTACTTGGTTCAGGTGGTTGGAGAGGGTAACTCAAACGATGACGACTATTGGCTGGTTGCACAGTCAAGCTCAGGCGATACTGTGGAATGGCGAGAGTCTGCTGGGCCATCGCAATCGGTAGGACTAGATAAGAACTGGATGCCGGTAACGCTTATCCGTGATAGGTTCGAGAATGGCCTTGCTGTGTTCAAACTAACAAGAGGTGATTGGAAGGACAGGGATGTTGGCGACGACAATTCAAACCCTATGCCGTCATTCGTACAGGATGGTGTTCCTATCCAATCGGTAGGTACGTTGCAGAACAGGCTGTACGTTACGGCGGGTGAGTCTGTCGTCTATACGCAAAGCAACGACTTCTTTAATTTCTTCAGGACCACGGTTCGTACCAAGCTGGACGATGACCCTATTGACGTTTACGCTGACACTAACCAGATCAACGTCCTTCAGAGTTCTGTGACTCTGGATGGTGATGCTGTGTTCTTCAGTCAGAACGGGCAGTTTGTTCAGCGTGGCGACCAACCTATCACTAAAGAGAACGCGACACTCAGGTACGCCAGTACCTTCGAGAGCCTACCTAATGTCAAGCCTGTCGCTGGTGGTGATGTGATCTTCTTTGCCTTTGGGTACGGAAGGTTCACCGGCATCCGTGAGTTCTTCACTGACAGCTTCACAGATACCAAGCGAGCCCGTCCTATCACGGACCATGTTGATGAGTACATTGAGGGTGACGCTAGGCTCCTGGCTACCAGTACGAATAGGAACCAGTTGCTTGTCCTATCTGAGCCTAAAGACACAGTGTACGTGTACAACTTCCTGTGGCAAGGACAAGAACGTGTGCAGTCTTCATGGAGCAAGTGGGTCTTCGATGGTAAGGTTGCCTATATCGCGTATGACAATGAGACGATCTACTTTGTCATCGAACGTGATGGCAAGATTGAGCTTGAGTACATCGAGACAGGCGACCCTAACTATGAGGGCACTGGATTCCCGATCCGACTGGATCGTCAGTTCGTGGCAACAGCCACTAGGTTGAATGGCCATTGGGAGGTTAACATTCCCTACGCATTCGGCCCTGAAGAGCTTGTCATGGTACGTGGTGAAGGATGCCTTGACCCTGGTGTGACTGTTACGTACACAGATCAAGGTGGAGGTGTCGTTTATACTGACGAAGACATTGGCCCTGATGGAGCTACAGTGGTTGAGGTTGTGTGCGGCGTTCCTTACACCATGATCTATGAACCTACCATGCCTTTCATCCGTGATCGCAACGGAAGGGTGATTGACACTGACCGGCTGACTATCAACGATGTGTACCTGAACTATGACCAGACAGGTCTGACCACTATCGAGGTAGAGAATGATTGGGGAGCTTTTAGGGAATACACATTCAATGGCAGGGTCATCGGTGCAGCTAACAACCTTGTGGGCTTCGCACCTTTAGAGCCTGGTCGCTTCAAGTTTCCTGTGCGCCAGCAGTCTGATCGTGTCGTATTCAGGATCGTGAACAGAAGTCACTTGCCCTTCCAGCTCCGTGATATGGAGTGGCGAGGCAGGTTCAATCAACGTGGACGGAGGGTATAATCTATGGCAGTAGCAGCGGTGGGTACTTTCCTGGCAGCTAACGCTGGGACCATTGCTGCTGCTACTATGGCTGGGCAAGCTATCATGTCTGGTATCAATGCCAGGAAGCAGGCAGAGGCTCAGCAACAGTATCAGCAGCAACAGAATGAGATGGCGCTGAAGTCCATGAGGGACCAGTACAGCCAGCTCTCTTCAGCAGAGAAGGACGCCCGTGAGCGTGCCCTCGAAGACAGTATCCAGAACCAAGAAGAATACGCTCAGCGCCGTGCCAAGATTAACCTGATGGCAGCAGCCTCTGGAACTGGTGGCCTGAGCGTAGACAGCATGATGCAAGACCTGAAGCAACAGAAAGGTCGCAACCTGAGTACCATTGTGAGTAATCAGGAGATCGAGCTTCAAGGTTTCCGTAATCAAGCAGAGTCAATCAGGACCGGAACAGCAGGACGAATCGACAACCGTAAGATTCAGCGTCCTAGCTGGGCAGAGATTGGTATTAACGCAGCAAGCTCAGCCGCACAAGGCTACATGACTGGCATGGATATTAAGAGCCAGCTTGGTCAGGGTGGAAATCCCGCAGCAACCATGGGCAAGCGTTATGGTGATCTTCAGTCCCAAGTGAACTATCAACCGGCTAATAACTTGTTCGGAGGTGTATGATGGCAGAAAGAGGCCAGATCACTCGGAGCGCCGTAGAGAACCTTCCTCGTCGTAGGAGGCAGGCACAGCCGTCTACCACGGTAGACACGTACTTCCAGGCACCGCAGCCTTCACAGCAGCCTGATCGTATGTCTCGGATTGTGAATGGCCTCTTCGACTTCACCGGGAAGGCTGTCGAT